CCGATCAGTTGCATAACGTAGCCCTCAACGGAGGCTTTCGTTATAGTCGGCATAGCTCACCCCTTCTTCACACAATACTCGATTGTAAGGTCGTTGCTATACGATGTTACGGTAGCTCCTATTCTGTAATAGGGAGCTTCTATTCCTGTGGCATCGATGGTAAACATCTCAGATTTAGTCGCACTGCTAAAAGCAGCAACGACACCATCTTTCGCTTTTACCCAGTTTTTGCCATCTAAGGAGATTTCAAGGAAGACTTTGTTGGCACTCATGGTCATATCACCTGCTGAGGTGATCGAGCCGAGCAATACCTTGTCTCCGGTGAAACCAATCAAAGGACTGGTTCTAAATTGAGTAGTCGAGCTTCCGGTAAGGACTTCGCTGTAAACTTCAAAGCCGTGGAAGACTGAATCTACTTTTCTAAGGGGATTACTAATTACTTGGTCAGCCATTTTTTACCCCCACTTGACTACGGCGTGCGTCTCAGGCAAGAGAATCTGCAAGCCGGATTCGGTTAAGATTTGATCTTTACGTCCGTCTGTATCGTTGTTCTGAACGTTAGTCTCGACAAAGGTATCACGGCTAATGCCATTACCCTGAAGCGGACGGTAAGCAACGTTCTTGGGATCGATAACGATTCCGTAATCTTCCCACTGTTCTCTGAGAAGAGGATGTTGCACGAATACATAATCCCCAAAGACAGTAGAGATTTCGGTCATCTTGAATCCATATCTGCTTTTGATGTTTTGGATGTCTAACTGGTTAGCGTTGTTTCCGAGGGTATTGCCAAGGAAGCTATTATTGCCAAGCTTATTAAACCATCCGACAATTTTGCGAGATGCAAGCACCAGCTTTTTACCGGAGTTGCCTTCTTCAGGGGCAAACATTTCCTGAGACCAATCGACAAAGTCGTTGTATCCCGATGCGGCATAGCTGAAGTTTGCGTTTTCGCCATAAATGTTTACGAAGGGCAATATACCCCAAGTATAACGTTCGATATTAGTTCCATCAACGGCGTTAAGAGCTCCTGTGGTGGTATCGACATGTCCGACTCCGAAGAGGAAAGCATGCTCAATATCCATCTTGTGCTCAAGCATCTTTTCACCCCAGATGCGAGTAAACTCGTTCTTGACGCCACGATACTCTGTTGCCATGGCAGAGCCACTCATAAGAGGTCCGGCTGTTTTAAATATCTGCGTATAGCCTTCGGTTGAGCTCATGACATCGTGCCAGCTATCCGGCGCTCCGCTTCCTTCCGGGTAAGCTGTTCCGATTACCTGCCCACGAGAGCCTTTCGGGATGGCAAAGGTATTAGTCTCTGCTGAGACGTTAGTTTTCCCTGTGGCGGTGAGCAAGTATATTGGATCGACTTTGACCGTTCCGGTGGCAGGAACATTTGTCACGCGAGCGTAAAGCGTTCCTGTGACACCACCTTGGGTCACGTTCTCAATAGCCAAAACTTGTCCGGGAACGAAGAAGATAGGAGCATGCTCAGTTCCGGGGGTCTTGCGTCCACGAGCGTCATAATAGCACTTGTTCACGATACCAGCAGTAGTGATATCAGTCCCAGCAGCTATAGCAGGCGTAACGTGGAAGTTTCGGCGTTGCCATTGGTGGCGGTGTTCGATCATCTTAAAGACAGGATCGCTAGTTCCTTCCTTCCTCATCTTTGCAAGCCAAGTAAAGAAGGGGGCCATATCAGGTCTAAGCTCAGCTATCTTGTCAGATAGACCGAAACCCCTTCGTAAGTTATCAAGACTTACATTGACGGGTGGATTGGCGAACTGGTTATACGCACCACCTTGGTTAGTTGTGTAGAAATTAGCCATATTTATTTATCCTCAAAATTGACTATATTTATTCTGCATATTCACAGCACTGCTGAAAAAAGTATCCATAGGATCAACGTGCTGAGAGTGAGCAGCGTGCACACCCATAGAAGCTGGGATACTTTGCGCTCGCTTCAGCTGTTCAAAATCCCTCGGATCTTTCACTTGTGGCTGAGGAATATACATCGGTTGTTCTTGTTGCAGAGGAACTCCATATATCCTTGCAGGTTGTGCAAGCCCAAAGGGGTCTTGTCCATAATTGCTAAGCTGCTGTTGCTGCATAGCCGGATTAGCTCCTGCTTGGTTAGCACCTACGGGGGTATAGAGTCCTTCTTCTATCTCATACATTCTAACAAAGTTTTCAAAGGTATTAATTTCATTTCTCGACATCTTTTCTAAGAAGTGATTAAGTCGATCTTGAGTCCATCCTTTTGTTCTTTGTAAGTCTGAAATAGCCTGATCAAAAGCTCTTCGCGCTTCGGTCTGCTGTCTTATTTCAGCAACCTCGTTAGCTCTTGCTTCTTGAATTAACTGCAACTGCTCTTGATAGGATCGCTTATCCCACTCACTTTTCAAGTAGTTATAACGATTCATTTCAGCATTGTAGTGATTAAGGTCATCAATGTATTTCGCAGACTCAGAGGTAGGGTCAGTCATAGCTTCCTGAAGTGAATAGCCATAGGGCTTTTGAGGCTCATCTGGCGGATCAGGGAATCTGACCTCTTCCTCCGGAGTCTGCTGTTGTTGCAATAAGGCTTTCATTTGATTAAGCTCTTCTCTTAGTTGCTGGTTTTCAGCTTCCATTCTGTTTTTGAGCTTATCGTGTTGAGACTGCCAATATTGATAACGTTTTTCGTCATTGTCTTGGTGTTGTTGTTGGGCGGTTTGATTCGCAATAGCGTCGGCTTCGGAGTGTCCACTTGTGGGAGTCTCTGCGTTCCAAGAGCCTTGTGCATCTTCAGGGCTGATAGCCTTTCCAAAGATGTCGTATTGTCGGGTATCTTGGGTTCTGTCCATTTCTTATTTCCTCGTTTGTTGTTGGCGACGCCAGCGTTCAGTTTCTTCCATTCGTATTTTCTCTTGTTCAAGCGCGGCAGCTGCTCCGGCATTTTTGAGGGTATCACCTAAGCGAGCCTCGTATAGTTCACCGGCTTTACGCATTTGCATAGCCGACTCTCTTGCTTTGAGCATCTCCCGTTTGACAGCAGAGTCCATACGAGTATGGAAGATTTCCCGCTCTCTTGTCTGAATGTCGCCTTGTAGTTGTTTAATTTGCTCATGTGCTTGTTGGAGTTCAGCTTGTAGCTGTTCGATTGTATCGATTCTCTGTAGCACGCCTTCAATATCGAATACGTCAGTTTTCTTAAGCACTTCGACACGGTCGATGATTTCTTCACGATACATGTCTTTGTAGAACTCAAGTTGAGCATAGCGATTGCTTGGCAGCGTCGAGCCCGCAAGGACTAAGACGTCATATTTGCCAACGCTTACATCGTTAAGCCTTCCCACCTCTTGACCATAATCATCATAGAGACGTTTATTAACTGCGTATTCAGTTAGAGAGTTGTTGGGTTGTAAAATGCGTATCTGCTTTTCGGCAACGTAAAATTCTTGTATGAATGCAATGAGTATGCGACCAAGTTCTTGTAAGCCTTGTTCGATCACTGCTTGCTTTACTTTAATTCTACGTTGTCCAAATTCATCTAACATCATGATTCCGCGATAGGTATCCGGCGCTGACTGTGTATTTCCTGCCATAGACTCATAGAGTCCGAGCTGGTGATCAATGTCAGCTTTCGAGATAGCCTCGTTCTCATACAAAGCTGTTGGCATAGGTAAGGGGGCTACAGGTATCGGTTGTCCTTCGGCGAAGTCCACCTCAATGATAGCTCCGGGCTGAGCCCACTGCTCTTTCAACGCCTCTGTATCAGTTCCACGTGGGACCATGACTTTGACATTAGTAGATGTCGATGCGTGTGCAATGATAAGCGAACGCACTTTATTTATATATCTTTGTGTATCTTTAATTAATCTTACGTCAGACAGCGGATAAGGCGATCCTGTGTGCATATTCATAAAAGGTATGATAGGATACTCTGAGCAGTTAAGAAGTCTGCCATATAGCTTCTTATTGCCTATAACGACGCCCATATAGACACGCTGCATAGGAACGGGAACTATTGTTATCATTCCTTGATCGAGCAAGTTATACATGAACACTTGCTGAATTTGCGGTGGCTGAGGGGGATTCATAATATACTCTTGCATCTCCATCGCCATTTCAGGGTTTTGCTGAGCTTGCATTACCATTTGTTGATATTGCTCTATCTGCATTTGATATTCTTGCATCAGCGCTTCAGCTTTCTG